GATGCGTTATACTTAGAATTGAGAAAGTGCATCGGGAAACCGGTGCGCTTTCTTTTTGTTCTGGTTCTCCCCTACCCGCTTGCGCGGGCTTTAATCATATGTCCTGAGAGAGGAGGCGCGTGTTGGGCAATCCCAGGTATGCAAACGGCTCGTTGCGCCGTAAGTATCGTGCCAGATTTAAAGCGATGGAGGCCGAGTGCGGCATATGCAAGGGCCGTTTCGGTCCAATTCACTATGACGAGCCTTCTGATTCCTCGCATCCACTTTCTTTCGTCATTGATGAAATTAGACCAGTTTCAAAGTGGAAAACATTCGGATACGCCTCTCCCAGAGCAGCAGCAGAGGACTGGACGAATCTGCAGCCTGCACACTATTTTTGCAATGCACAAAAAGGCAATAAAACGAGCTTTTTTGATGCAAATATCGGCGAAAAGCTTACAAAAGCCCCCGCAGTCAAAGACGGCGAATGGTAGGCTGGGGGGGGGGTACCCCCTCCCCACCCCAAAGGCGACCCATTTGCCGTCCAGCGCCGATTTACACACAGGGAATTTTTGAAAGGGTGGTTTAAATCGTGAAGATGAAAAGTGTAACCGCCCGGGGTGACCGGCTGAAACAGCTCAAAACACTTGCGGGTGTGCTGGCAACCAGCATAGATAGCTGTGAAAATGCAAGGGAATTGCCTGCACTGGCCAAGCAGTACCGCGAGACTGTTCGGGAAATTGAGGAGATAGAAGGAGCAGAAAGCAATGGCGACGAAATCGGCGAGATCCTCTCAATCAGACAAGCTGCTGGGAAGCCAGGAGCCGTCCGAAAGAATCGCGCCGGAGTACCGTAGTTCCGACGGACAGGATGCGGCCCAATTGTTAAAAGTAGGCGGTACCATACTGGATCCATGGCAGTGTGACGTTTTGGCGGATTGGATGGGCCGAGATGCTGCTGGGCGCTGGGCGGCGCCTTCCTGCGGCGGCAGCGTCCCCCGCCAGAACGGCAAGAGCTTACTGGTACAGGGACGGTCCATAGCGGGGATGCTATTGTTCAACGAATCTGTTATTTACACCGCGCACCTCCAAAAAACGGCAACAGAGACGTTTGAGGAGATGCGCGATTTCTTTGAGGGAGCCAAACTGCGCCGACATGTGGCTGAAATTAAAACTGCGCTTGGCCGCGAACAAATTATTTTGAAGAGTGGCTCACGCATCAAGTTTCTGGCTCGCACCCGGAATGGCGGACGCGGCCAGCATGGCGACCTGCTGATTTTCGACGAGGCCCAGGAGCTGGACGAAACGGCGCAAGGGTCTTTCCTGCCTGCCATTTCCGCCAGTTTGAACCCCCAGACCATCTACGTAGGGACACCGCCCGGACCGGACGTGACCGGCACCGTTTTTCGGGAATTGCGTCGCCGCGCCCTTGCCGGAGAATCCCGGCGCACTGCCTGGTTTGAGTTTTCCGTGAAGGAGATCGGGAACGTGAAGGACAAAAACCGATGGGCAAAATCAAACCCGGCGCTGGGGCGGCGCATCCAACTCTCCACAATTGAGGGTGAGGCCGAACAGTTTGACCCGGACACCTTTGCCAGGGAACGCCTCGGCTGGTGGAGCCCGGTGCACACAGAACAGGTAGATCACGCCATCGACAAGGATGCCTGGAATAAATGTGCCAGCGATGACACGAAGCCTGAGGGCAAAACCGCATACGGCGTTAAGTTTGCTGCTGATGGCAGCGCAGTCTGCCTGTGCGGCGCGGTGATTCCGAAAGATGATCCGGCCCGCATCTCTCTTATCGAGCTGCAGCCCGGGGGGCGCGGCCTTACATGGCTTGTCGACTGGCTGAATGAGCGGTATTCCAAGGCAAGCTGTGTTGTGATTGACGGAAGAGGCGGTGCTGACGTGCTGGTGGACAGGATCAGCGATACCTGGCGCATGAAGGGAGCTGTAATCCGGCCCGCCGCCAAGGATGTCGTGGCTGCTGCGGGGCTTCTGGTCAACAGCGTCAACGAGGGCGAGCTGACATGGTATAGACCACAGGAAATTTTGCGAGACAGCGCCGTGACCGCTGCCAAACGCCCTATAGCGGGAGGTTTTGGGTTCGGCGGGGAGAACAGCCTGCCGGTTGAAGCGTGCGCCCTTGCACTGTGGGGAGCGAAAACAAGCAAACGAGACCCGACGCGGAAAATGCGTATCGGATAAGGGGTGAAACGATGATCACATTGAACTTTGGAACCGTGCGGGGCCTGACCGTCGAGGAACTGCGCCAGTTGTGCGATTTGGCTGATGTGTACCAATACCACCAGGGCCGCAACGCAATAAAGGACAAGTATTACGAGGGCCACGTGACGCTGAACGATGTGAACCTCGGCATCGCACTGCCGCGGGGACTGCGGAATCTGGAAGTGGGCTGCAACTGGGGTCAGAAGGCCGTAGATGCTCTGGCATCCCGCAGCATGTTCGACGGCTTTGTAGGCAGCGGTACAGCGGCGGACACAGTGGCTCAACTGGTGAACGGAAACCGGATGCTGGCTGAATACGGCAAGGCTTGCCGGGACGAGTTGAAATATGGCTGCGTATTCGCCACCCTGTCATCCGACCCTATGCTGAAATGCCGCATCCGATTTCATTCACCTGCTACTTCTGCAGCACTGTGGAGCGGTGAAAAAGGACGCATCAGCTGCGGTCTCGCTATCATCGACACAGTGCCGGATGAAAAAGACGAAGGCACATGGCGGCCTCACATCGTCAATCTGTACACGGACGACGCGGTGATCGTTCTAACAGAACGAAATAGCATTTGGACAGCGGAGCGACACACTCATAGAATGGGCCGCCCCCTGATGGAGCCTCTGCTCTGGAATGCCACAACTGGTAAGCCCTTTGGGAGGTCACGCCTCAAGCGGGCGGTACGCGCTCTTATCGACGATTATATCAGGATTGTGGCCAACGCCACCATTGCGCTGGAGTTCGATACCACTCCACAAAAGTATTTGTTGGGTGTGACCGATGAACAGTACGACGTTATCATGTCGGATAAATTCAAGCAGTATGTGGGAAGTCTGCTGGCATCCACCAGCAATCCGGAGACTGGGGAAAATCCAGTGTTCGGGCAACTGGCACAAGGCAGCCTTCAGCCGCATGTAGACAAGATGCGCATGACGGCCACCCAGTTCTCAGCGGCCACTGGATTGACCATCACCGATGTGGGAATTATCAACGACGCGAACCCCACCAGCAGTGATGCCATTCTGGCCCAGAGCCAGACGCTGGTGCTCATGGCTCAGCAGTTGAACACGGGGAACGGCGACGCGCTGAAAACCATCATCCAGATGGCACAGGCCATCGTCCGGGACGTTCGTCTGGATGAGTTGACCACAGAGGAACTGGACATCATGCCGCACTTCAAAAACCCGGCCATGCCCAGCGTGGCGGTGACAGCGGACGCGGCAATCAAGATTGCTTCCGCCCGAAAGGAATTTTCCAGCACCGACACGTTCCTCGAAATGATTGGTTTCGATCAGGCGGACATCCGGCGCATCAAGGCGCAGGAGCAGCGGATGCGCGGCCAGCAGTTGATTGTCGAGGTGGACAATGCGGATAACGGAGAAGACGTGGATTGAGTACATCACCCGGCTGGCGAAAATTAACGAGACCGCCGGGCAAAAAATGGCCGATTACATCGCCCGCCACGGCACGCAGGATACGGACGCACTGATTGCTTATGCGCAGGCGCTGGTGCAGAAATACGGCGAGGGAAGCGCAGAACTTGCCTGCCAGATGTACGATGCTATGGCAGAGGCATCCGGCGCAGATGTGCCGCCCGCAGTGCCTGCCGAACCTGCAGATTACAACGAGACCGCAAAAATGGTGAACGCTACCAAACAGAGTCCCCCGCAGCTGCAGGGCGGCGTGAGCCGTCTTGTGAAGCGCGCCGGGGCGGATACCACGCTGAAAAACGCTATCCGCGACGGCGCTGAGTGGGCATGGGTACCGTATGGGGATACATGCCCGTTCTGCATCACGCTGGCAAGCCGCGGCTGGCAGAGGGCCAGTAAAAAGGCCCTGAAAGGCGACCATGCCGAGCACATCCACACACACTGCAATTGCGAGTACGCGGTGCGCTTCGACAGCCGCACAACCGTGGCTGGATACGACCCGGAAAAATATCTGAAGCAGTATGAGGACTATGGCGGCGACATCAACGCCATGCGCCGGGCGCAGTACGCCAAAAACAAGGACAAGATCAACGCCCAGAAGCGCGCGGCGTATGCGGCGAGGAAAGAGCGCAGCGGACCAATTGATGTTCTGAAAGAATATCTGCGCACGGCAACACCCGGCATTGGCTCCATCACCTTTGATGAGGGTTATGACCGCACACGCCACGCAGCAGAAATAGAAACAGCACAATGGCTGCACTACAACCTCGGCGGCAACATTGTGCTGTTGAACGAATCAAATATACAGGGACAGAAAATGCCAGACTACTTATGGAGGGAACATTTGTGGGAGTTAAAAATCGCCTCCTCGGTTAATAGCGCAGATTTATCGATGCGTCACGCCTTAAAACAAATCGCTGATAACCCAGGAGGTATTGTTTTAAGTCTTGCAAACGAACTAATTGACATAGAACAGTTAGAAAAACAGCTGACGAGACGATTTTTGCGGGGGAACGTGGAAACGATTGATATTGTATTGAAACAAGGAAATGACCTGTTGAAAATTCTCAGATATAAAAAATAACAGGGCCGGTCATAGCAGCCCTGTTGGGGTAGAGGAACTCATCTCTATGACTGATGGTAGGTCCCCCCTCCGATTATTAGTATAAATAAACTATCTCATATTGTCAATGGGAAGTATGTCATCAGCGCTTTTGCTTTATATGCAAGGGCGCTTTTTCATGCCTGTTTGCCCCGCACGAGGGGCAGGCGGGCACTTTTCATACCCAAATATGCCCGGCACGGCGTAAAACTGTACAGCCCGAGGGAGCGACCCCGTAAAAAGCACAGGGCGGAAAGGATTGAATATGAAGCGCGAGGAAGTAAAAGGGATTCTCCCCGACATCACCGATGAGCAGCTCACCAAAATCATGGATTTGCATGGCGCTGATATCGAACGCCAGAAGCAGACCATCACCACGCTGACCACCGAGCGGGACGCCGCGCGGACGCAGCTTGGTGAGGCCAACAAGAAACTGGAGGGCTACGACCCCGACTGGAAAAATAAGGCCGCAGAGGCAGAAAGTAAAGCCAAGGCACAGGTGGCCGCACTGCAGAGCGATTTTGCCGCCCAGAGTGCCGTGTCCGGTGTCCGTTTTTCCTGCGAGAGCGCCAGAAAAGCCTTTCTGGCAGAGCTGAAGGCAAAAAATCTGACCCTGCAGGACGGCAAGCTGCTGGGCTTTGATGACTTCCTTGCCGACTACAAAAAGACCGACCCAAACGCCTTTGTGTCCGGCTATCCGAACGTAAGGGACGGCGGGGATCCAAACAACCAGCCTAGTGGGACCGCCAGCGAGCAGTTCGCTGAGTGGTTCAACCAGGTCATGAAGTAAAGGAGAAAAAAATTATGGCATCTAGTGGATCTACTATTGACATTAACCGAACGACTTCTATCTCACTCCCCCCTGCTGTTTCCGGCGATATTTTGCAGAAGACGCAGGAATCCTCCGCCGTTATGCGTCTGGCTCGTCGGATTGCGTTGCCCGGCCTTGGCGTGACCGTGCCGATCATTACCGGCGATCCTGAAGCCGGCTGGGTCGGAGAGACCGAAAAGAAACCGGTCAAGCGCGGCACTCTGGCAACCAAGCAGATGGCCCCTTACACGCTGGCAGTCATCGTGCCTTTCTCCAACCAGTTCCGACGCGACGCGAAAGCGCTTTACGACGCCATGGTGCAGCGGCTGCCGGGCGTGTTGGCCAAGAAGTTCGACGCCACTGTTTTCGGCGCGGCTGACGTGCCCGGCTCTAATTTCGATTCTCTGGCAAAATGCACTGCTCAGAGCATCCTGACCGATGCCTACGGCGGACTTGTGGCAGCGGACGCGGACATTGCTGACCATGATGGCATTCTGAACGGCTGGGTTCTTTCCCCGAAGGCGAAATCCATGCTGCTGACTGCCGTGGATGGCAACAAGCGCCCGCTGTTCATCAACAACGTGGCGGATGGAGCGGTTCCGATGATCCTGGGCGCGCCTGTCAAGCAGAGCAAGGGCGCTTACATCGCCGAGACTTCCTCCGCCGATGCAGTCGTGGGCTTTGCAGGCGACTGGACGCAGGCTGTGTACGGTACTGTGGAGGGCGTACAGATCGCCATTTCCGACCAGGCAACACTGACCGACGGCGAGAGCACCATCAATCTGTTTGAGCAGAATATGTTCGCCGTCCGCGCCGAGATCGAGGTCGGTTTCCGCTGCGACACCTCCGTATTCAACAAACTTACGGGCAAGGCAAAGACGGGTGGCTAACCATGGCGGAGTTCATCAACAGCTTAACGGGGACGCGCATGTGGGTGGCTCCGGGACGCGAGGGGGAATACCGCCTTGCGGGTCACAAACCTGTTGAAAAGGATGCTGCGGGGGCCAGAACGGCCCCCGCGCTTCCAGAGAAAACGCCCCGGCAGGCCCGAAAAAAGTGTGCGCCCGTAAAGAAATGAGGTGCGGCGATGAAATATGCTGAAGTATCAGATGTTGAAGCAGGATTTCGCCCCTTGAGTGACGATGAGGCCGCGCGGTGTGACGCAATGCTGGAGGAGGCCGCCATCATCATCGATGCATACAGCAAAGGTGCGGCTGCAGATGCAAAAGCGCTTGTCTCCTGCCGGATGGTGCGCCGACAGCTTGGCAGCGGAGAGGGTGACGCCATCACATTTCCTACGGGAGCGACACAGGGTTCAGTGGCGGCTCTCGGATATTCACAAAGCTGGACCATGAACAGCGGCAGCGTGGGTGAGATGTATCTGTCCAAGATTGAAAAGCGGCTGCTTGGCATTGGAAACAAAATCGGCTGCTACAGTCCGCTGGAAGGGGTGGAAGCAGAATGATCCATGGCATTACCGTCCGGCTCTATGTAAAGTCGCAGACAGGCACTGATGCATTCAACGCGCCGGTCTATGCCGAAACCCCGATAGACGTTCCCAACGTGCTTGTGGGTGAACCTACAGCAGAGGACATCGTCAACGACCTGCGGTTGTACGGCAAGCGAATCGCCTACACGCTGGGCATTCCTAAAGGGGACGCCCACGACTGGGAAAATGCGACTGTCGAATTTTTCGGCAAAAAATTTCGCACCTATGGCGGCGTGGCCCAGGGCATCGAGGATTTGATCCCACTGCTTTGGAACAAAAAGGTGAAGGTGGAGCGGTATGAGTAAAACAAAAATTGTTCTCAATGATGCCGGAGTGCGCGAGCTTCTTCGATCCGGTCAGATGAAAGCTATTTGCGAGGAACATGCGTCTGCAATCCGAAGCCGCTGCGGATCTGGCTATGAATCCGATTCATATTCCGGCAAAAACCGCGTCAACGCAATGGTATGGGCTGCGACGCACCAAGCCAAAAAAGACAATATAAAAAACAACACTCTGCTGAAAGCGCTGAGGTGACACCATGATAGAAAGAAACATCCGGGCATATCTTTCCGGCAAACTCGCCGTACCTGTATTCATGGAAGTGCCGGAAAAAGCTCCTGATTCTTTTGTTGTTTTAGAAAAGACTGGCAGCAAGCGGAATAACCGTATCAATGCGGCCACGATTGTGACACAGTCTTACGCCGAGACCTTATTGCAGGCGGCAGAGCTGAACGAGACAGTAAAGTTGGTTATGGACAGCCTGGATGAGTTGGCAGAGGTGTGCCGGGTGCAATTGAACAGCGACTACAATTTTACAGATGCTGCGTCCAAGCGATACCGTTATCAGGCGGTTTTCGACGTGACGCACTACTGAAAGGAGATTCGATATGTCAGACGCAAGCAAGGTAACAGTAGGCAAACCCAAAAAAGGCGGTGCCATTTTCCGCGCTCCGCTGGGTACTGAGTTGCCCACAGATACCACAACAGAACTGAATGCAGCATTTAAGGCTCTTGGATACATCAGTGAAGACGGATTGGTAAACAGTAATTCTCCCGAAAGCGACAGCATTAAGGCTTGGGGCGGCGACACGGTGTACGCATATCAAAGCGCCAAGTCAGATACTTTCAAATACACGCTGATTGAGGCGCTGAACGTTGAGGTTTTGAAATCCGTCTACGGCGACTCCAACGTGACCGGTACTTTGGAAACTGGCATCACAGTCAAGGCAAACAGCGACGAACAGCAGGAGTGCGCTTGGGTTGTTGATATGATTCTGCGCGGAAATACTGCAAAGCGCATCGTGATTCCCAGCGCAAAGGTATCTGAGGTTGGAGACATCATCTACAAAGACGGCGAAGCAGTAGGATACGAAACGACCATCACTGCAAATCCGGATGCCAGTGGTAACACCCACTACGAATATATTAAATCCGCGGCCGCTGCGGCCAAGGCATAAAGAAAGGAGACGCGGGAAATGGTCGAAGGTAAGACCTCATGTGGTTTTTCTTTTTCGATGGACGAAAAAGTTCTGGACAATATGGAACTTGTGGACGCGCTCGCTGAAGCGCAGGATGACGATCCTATAGCCGTCTCGCGGGCATGTCTTATTCTGCTCGGGAAAGACCGGCGCAAGCAGCTTTATGACCATCTGCGTACATCGGACGGGCGCGTCCCGGTTGAAGCAGTCAGTAAAAACATGGTCGAAATCTTTGAAATATTCGGGAAACAGGGAAAAAACTGATTGCCCTCGCCGGCATGATCGCCGCGGATGAGGACGCCCTTGTGTGCGATTTCGCGGAAACATATGGGATATTTGACTACAGAGCGTTGCCGGTGAATCTGCTGGCAACGCTCGCTGTCGGTTTGAGGGATAATTCCCGAATTAAAATGCATATTTCTGGCATTCGCGTTCCGCAGAATACTCTTTTATTGGCTGCAGCCGTGGACCGGTTGTCGTTCCTCGCCTGGGCTAAAACCGAAGATGCTCAAAAAGGTTCCAACCGCCCCGGTTCCATCCTCGCGGCTATTTTGGGCGAAACAGAAGGGACAAGCGCTATTGTAACATATGAGGCCGCTGAAGATTTTGAAATCGCATGGGAAGAAATTACGGGGGTGAAACATGGCCACTGAACTTGCAAAGGCCTATGTGCAGATCGTACCATCAGCACGGGGCATCAAGGGCAGCATTACAAATGCATTGAGAGGAGAAGCCGATGCGGCTGGTTCATCGGCCGGGCAAAGTTTCGGTAGTAAAATGATGGGCACTATAAAAAATGTGATTGTTGCGGCAGGCATCGGAAAAGCGCTTTCTGCAACGATTACCGAGGGTGCCGCACTGGAGCAAAGCATCGGCGGAATTGAAACGCTGTTTAAGGAAAGCGCCGATAAAGTCAAACAAAATGCTGCAGAAGCATATCGTACAGCAGGCATGTCCGCGAACGAGTACATGGAGTTGACTACCAGCTTTTCAGCAAGCCTCCTACAGAGTGTGGCTGGGGACACTGCCAAGGCAGCAGACATTGCAGATATGGCTATGCAGGATATGTCCGACAATGCCAATAAAATGGGCACCAGCATGGAGGACATAAAGAACGCATACCAGGGCTTCGCAAAACAGAACTACACGATAAATCTAATGTCCGCTGCATAAGTGATTATGCAGTGAGCGTGCGTGAACCTACCAAGGGTGTGAGGGCAAAAAGACGGCAGGAAATGGCCGTATGAGATGCTCTTGCTAACAGGGAAAACCTAAACTGTTTATGGCTTTTACAGCATGGTCATCCTGTGCCAAGCTATACTGTATCAAAATTATACTTGCATAACAGGTGAAATTAAGATATGATATTTAGTATAGAAGGTCAAACGACTATCGGTTCGTCACCGAGTACAGCGTCTATTGGTACGGCGTTGGAAGTGCGCACCAACTTTTTCTAAAAGGATTTTAAAGCCGTGGAGATTTGGAAACAGATTCCCGATTTGCCGGGATACTCAGTCAGTAACAAAGGCAGAGTTAAGAAAGATAGCACAGGACAGATAATGGTGCTAAGCCAAAATGGTGGATATTGCAGGATTACGATAAGTAAGCATGTCCATAGACTTGTGGCAAATGCCTTTCTTGACAAACCAAGTGACGAAACAAAATGCTGGGTAGACCATATAGATGGGAACCGTTCAAACAATGATGTTTCTAATTTGCGGTGGGTCACTCCGTCTGAAAACGCTTTGTCGTATGGATACAACTCACGCATCAAAAACAAGAAACGGAAAGTTAGGGCTACACATCTCGACGGCCGAACAATCCTGTTTGAATCCAGACAAGAGGCTGCCAATTATTTCGGGTGCGGCGATAGCGTATTAGAGTATGGAAAACGCTATACAAAGCATTCCAGAAAGAATAGAGGCAACCCCAATTCCCACGATCGGAAAGGCTGGATTTTTGAAAAAGTTGAAGATATAGTCTAATCCCTAAAAGCCATGCGCAGAGATGCGTGTGGCTTTTTTAATACCGGGAAACCGGGGGTAACAAATGGTTAGACAACCTCAAGCTCGGGTATGGCGGCACAAAAACTGAAATGAATCGCCTGCTGGCCGACGCACAGAAAATCACCGGAGTAAAATACGACATCAATAATCTGAGCGACGTTTACTCCGCTATTCATGTAATACAGGAAGAGCTGGATATCACGGGTACGACGGCCAAGGAGGCCGCATCCACGATATCTGGCTCTTTCGCGTCTATGAAGGCCGCATTCAAAAACGTGCTCGGTCAACTTACTCTTGGGCAGGATGTAGGTCCTGCATTGCAAGCGCTCGCGCAGACTGTAACCACTTTTCTGGTCGGAAATTTACTGCCCGCAGTATGGAATATTCTCAGTGCGCTTCCCGGAGCACTTGTCACCTTTATCCAAACAGCCGTTCCACAGTTGGTATCGGCATTTATGCAATTTCTTCCCCAAATGACCGCATCAATCTCTGCTGGTATGCCGCAAATGGTGAACACATTCATAGAGATGGCGAGCGAATCGTTGATTCAATTCACATGGACCATCATTGATGCATTGCCGCAGGTTTTAGAGACTGGCACGAAGATTTTAAAGAGTGTTATTGATGGAATCGCTTCTGAACTGCCGGGGATTGTCTCTGTTTGCTTAGATGCAATTACTGGATTCATAGGCGCTATCATTGAGGCATTGCCGCAGGTTCTGCAATCTGGCACCGAAATTCTCATGTCGCTTATTGACGGCATTCGCACAGCCCTGCCGCAAATGCTCGTGGCTGCTGCTCAGGCGATTTTATCCATGGTGAAAGGGCTTATTCAAAATTTCCCGCAGATTCTTTCTGCTGGATTCGATATGATCGTCAATTTAATCAAGGGAATTGGAAACGCTCTGCCAGATATTATTGCCGCTGCAGGCGAAATCGCGGGAATGCTGTGGGATACCATTCTGGAAACAGACTGGATCCAACTCGGAAAAGACATTATCAGCGGTCTTATCAATGGCATCGGTGCCATGGCGGGAGCATTGTGGGATGCAGCGGTTAATATCGCCCGTTCGGCACTTGACGCTATTAAAAGTTTTTTTGGAATTGCATCTCCATCCAAGCTTATGCGTGACGAGGTCGGCAAATTTATCCCGCTGGGGATCGCTGCGGGTATCGAAAGAAATACCCGTCCCATCTCAAAAGCCATGCGCGGCATCTCCGAACTTACCTCGGGCGCTATGAACGCCGATATAATGATGGGGCTACGCTATGGCCACCCGGCGGGGACACCGGCGCTTGCCTATGCAGAAGGTTATGGCGGGACAACAAATTTTTACCAAACCATCAATACACATGACAGTTTGTCGGAAAGCGAGCTTACGCGCGAAGCTGAAAATCTGTTGGAAAGGGGCCGGTGGAAAAACCCATGAACAAGGACACTATCGTTACATATGCGTCCGGCGCCAACAGTATCACATTCTTGAGCAAACACGGCAGCGCACTCTGGGTCACCTCAATCACCGGCGCCTCGGGCAACGATGTTGCTGTCAGTGAATCCCAAGGGGCCGGACAGGTCGGCAGCACAATCAGCAATCAATCCGTGCAGCCAAGGGACATCACCATCAACGGCGCGGTCCTTGCCGCGGTAGAAGCGAACCGACGCGGCATCCTGGCCTGTGTGCTGCCGGGCGTGACCGGGCGTCTGACCGTCATCCAAAACAGCGAAAGCTGGTACATCGACGGCGTGCCGAAACGGACACCGGAGTTTTCCGACGGCTCTGTTGTGCAGGACTTTCAATTTGTCTTGCACTGCCCATATCCATACTGGCGCAGCACGGCAGACGGCAGTGCGCAGGTCGCGGGCCTTACGAAGCTGTTCCAGTTTCCGTGTTCGCTGGCAGGCACCTGGTACATCTCCAAATATTCGGACAGCCTGTTCACCGTCGTAAATAACGACGGCACGGCCGCGTTGGAATTTGACGTCATATTCACCGCGGCCACCGAAGTAACAGACCCTGAATTTTACCATGTTGAGCGCGGCACTTTTATCAAAATCAATAAGGTGATGGCGGCCGGCGAAAAAATCACGGTCTCTACTGTCTATGGCCGTAAAGGCGTTACGTTCCAGCTCCCGGACGGCACCGAAGCCAACGGCTTCAAACATCTGGATGTCGGCAGCGATCTCAATATGCAGATGGCTCCCGGAGCGAATACCATCCGTTGCGACGCGGCCAATAACCGGGAGGGCCTGCGCGTACAGGTCATCATGCCGAAAGGGGTGGTTCCCGGGATATGACACTCTATGTGTACAACCCCGCCCGGGAGCGCATCGGGCTTGTCGAGGATATCCGCAGCCTGCAATGGCTATCGGAGTATCAGGACGCCGGAGAAATCAAACTGGTGTGCAGCGCCACAGGGAAAAACCGCACGCTGCTGGTTGACGGCAACCGCCTGTATTGCACGGATCAGCCTGAAAGCGCCATCATCCGCCAAACGCAAATAGACGATGACGGAAAGGACGCCAAACTCACTGTGCGGGCCGTGTTATCCGCAGCCCGCTGGGCGGACCGTGTCGTTATGGCCACAGAACAGGTGCACAACGCCGAAACCGGTATGCTGTCCCTCACCACCAAACACCGCCGGGGACTGCCCGGCATCACCGGCGCGGCCAAAGGCATCGCGGTTTCTCTCGATACGCAAATCACTTGGGGCAGTGTGCTGGATGCCGAAATCACCCTCGCTACGGCGTCAGGGTTGGGCTTTCGGGAGGTGTTTGCGCCTGATACGGGTACAGAGACTTTCGAGGTCTACGAGGGCGTAGACCGCACACAGGGCGCTGGGTACAACGGCTATTTTGGCGACGACATCGACAACCTGTCCGGCCTCAAGATCGTGCGCGGCTCAGCTGGCTGGAAAAACTATGCGATCATCGGCGGGCAAGGCGAGGGCGTGAACCGAAAGATTGTGACGGTGAGCCTCGGCGCGTATACCGGCGACGATCTGCGGGAACTGTGGGTGGATGCCAAGGACATCGGCACGACCTACCAAATCGCCGCGCCGGACGGCAGCGGCGGCTATACATACACCGAGGCCACCTATACCGACGAAGAATACGCGGCTGTTCTGCAGGCCCGCGGGCTGGAAAAACTTGCGGAGAACCTGCAAACGCTGGAAGTCGATGCGTCCATCGGCCAGGGACTGATGGAGTATGGCCGGGACTACGCGCTCGGTGATATCGTGCCCCTCAAGCTCACCCGGTACGGCCTTCGGCTGTCTGCTCGTATTTCTGCTGTGCGCACCATCTATGAGAGTACTGGTAAGCAGGTAACTGCTGTACTTTCCGACTTCAACCTTACAAAGGAGGCTTTGAGCCGATGATCTGTTTTCCTCTCGACAATACGCCCTACGAAGCCAAGGATATGGGCACTTATCTCGCCACGCGCACGCGCGGCGTTTTTTCCTCTGACGGAAACCTCGCGGTTACCCCCGGCGAAAGCGGCCTGTCCGTATCCGTTTCCCCCGGCCTTGCCTGGCTCAAGTGGTCGGACTATTGGGGTACAGCCGCCTTGCAGGCGCAGGCGATCACGCTCAATCTGGACACCGCCGACGGCGCACTCAAGCGCATCGACGCAATTGTCTGCCGGCTCGATAAGGTGAACAATCGCGCCGAGATCGTGGTAAAAAAAGGCGCTCCATCTTCCGCCCCCATCGTGGTACCGCCTGTACGCGACGCCAATTACGACGAGTTGTATATCGCCACGGTCCTGATCGGTGCAGGCGTCATCAGCATCAGCGCCAGCGCCATCACTGACCAGCGCCTCAACGAAGAATACTGTGGGCTGATGCGCGACGGCGTAACGGGCATCCCCACCGCCCAGCTGCAGGAGCAGGTGCAGCAGCTCATTGACCATTTACGCGCGGAAGTGGATGGTATTGAGCAAGGCAGCGAAGTCATGCTGAAAACTGTGTATGACGCAGACGGCGACGGCGTGGTGGATAAGGCCGAAAAAGTGTCAAATGCTCTCACTCTGAAAAATGCCGCGGGAGAAGTTGTAGCCACGTTCGATGGAAGCGAAGCGGCCATCTTGCAGCTTACTGCCGCCCTTGTGGGAGCACTGGGTAAAACGGAGAAAGCTGCCGATTCGTCAAAACTTGCTGGACTTGCTCCTGTCGTGGATAACCCCGGCCCGAACAATCGAAATACCTGGTATTTCCCGTTTACCGGAACGAACAACAGAGACGGCACGCGCAAATATTATGCCGCTCTTTACGCGGACAACGCGACAACTGCGGGCCGGGCATCTAACCTTTCCATGGGGCTGAATGGTACAGATCTATGGGTGTATTACAGTTGAGGGGGAGAACGACGTGAGTTATCGCCAAAATGATGTGCTTATCCCCGAGTCGAGCTATATCCGGTTTAACGATGTGCAGTTAAAAAAGTATTATTTCAACGATGTGCTTGTATGGCAGCGGCAACAGAAAATATACCCCGGAATACCAGTGGCAAAGACGCAGAACCTTGGATATTCACCATATTTCACTGTGACAAACCTAGGCTATCATATTAAGGTAGACGCATTCGGCGGTACTGAACGCGGATGGGGCCGCGCGATACTCGGGCCGTTCAGTTCGGTAGGCTATTCAAAACTGTACTTTTCGGCGCTGCGCGCATACATCACAAACAGTTTTTCAAAAATAGCGGTGTCTCTTGGCGACATCAATGGGAATTGGGTTCAACGTCTTATCGCTTATGATACAGGGGAATCACTTGGCGGATATGATAGAACATTCGTATCCTCAAATTTGTTTACGATCAACTCGGCCAATGGGAATTATTATCTGATATTAGAAGTGGATTCTGGAGCTACTTCGCGCGGTTTAAATGCAACTATCGAAATGAACGGCTGCTATCTGATTTGAAATATATAATTATCTTGAGGGTGGTGATAAAAATAAAACCCATATTAAAACCACAAAATGCGTTTGATGCCACCAAAGAGCACGAGTTCGAATTCTCTTATCCTTCAATTATTTCAAAAAGCAAACTGATTGTATACACCAATTCTAATGGAAAAACCGTTTATGAGCAAACACAAACCTCTTCAAAGAAAGCATATGTGTTGCCTGCTAAAATACTTTCAAATGGTACATATTACAGCGCTAAAATTTATGTGTATGACGCGTCAGGAAAAATAAGCGAAGAGAGCAACCATATTGACTTTTATTGTTATAGTACCCCCATATTGTCAATTAATATAACACCTGACCAAGTGATTGCATATGCATCTTATCTATTACAACTGTCATATTTGCAACGCGAAAAAGAACTGCTAAATACATATTCTATTCTCATTAAAGATAACAACGCGAATGACAAAACGGTTTTTGATTCTGGCACAAGATACGCCATGCAAGGGTTAGATGTTATGGTGACAGGGCTTGAATCTGGGCATTCTTACACTGTCTATGCGTATTTCGATACGGTGAATGGACTACATGCCGAGATTGATCCGGTGACTTTTTCAGTTGAATATTCTTCTCCATACCTTTCTGCATTGCTTTTGGGCCAGAATAATAAATGCGAAGGCACTGTTTCAATTACTTTTAATATTCACTCAATCATTGGCGAAACCGAAAATGGAGACGCTATCTATATTAACGGCGAAAAGATTGATCTTCGAAACGATAAAGTTGTGTTTTCCGAAGGAGTTAACTTAGCAGGCGACTACACCATTCAAATTGATTGCAGCGATTTAAACGGATGCACTACAATTATGGAAATGAAAAATTCAAACGGCGACCGTGTAACGGTTGAATATATGGAGGATACTTTTTCAAACATAGGGGTAAAAAAAGCCTACTTAGAATTAAAGGCCTATCATTCTGGAGTATGCTATGATAAATTAAGCAATTTTATCGATCCGCCCTCAAGTTCTCAAATGGTACATATCTGGATTCGAAAATTCAACAATTTATACGACTTAAAGCTTCAGTGAGGGTGGTTATATGCTATTTTTAAGTACAGCCTTTTTGGGTGAGGCACAAACAGCGGCTCCCACTCCGACGAGCGTCGCTCTCATCAACAATATATCGCTTGGTAACGGCATATTTGACAGATTGAAAATCACAAATGACACTTCATTTGCATATACAATATCTATTTCTGACATTTGGGATATGAATACGGTGTTGGACGCAAAATTCAATGGAAACACCCTTGCTGGCAATGTTGATTTCACGGCAGACAACGTTGATATGCTTCGCCTAAAAAAACGTCTAAAAGGTACAACTGACTGGACAACCGTTTTTGAAAAATCGATTCATAAAGCTGCCGATTTTTATGACATCTACATTGACCGATTCGCCGGAAACATGAGATCATACGAGTACGCTGTCGTCCCAGTGTATGGAGATATAGAGGGCAATTTAAGCTTGATAGAAGTGCAAAGTGAATTCAAGGGATATTTCATTGCTGATGCAGAGACTATTTATGGTACCGAGTACAATGTTGCAACGGGGAATGTTTCTAAAAATCAAAATGCACAAGTTGTAAACACACTTGATTCCAAATATCCATATGTGATATCAAATAGCCAAAATAATTACTATGCGTCTACTTTCGCTGCATTCTTTTTTGTTCCGTCAATGGATTGGTATGACAATACCGATATGCGTAATCAAATTCTAGAGTGGCTGCAAAATCGGAAGGCAAAAATTCTTAAATATGAAGACGGCCGGGTTTGGATGATTCGAGTTACAGGTTCCCCCTCTCTCTCCCCGTCTGGGCATCGCGAAGTACCATCAATCAATTTTGACTGGGTAGAAATTGGAGATTGCAACAATACGAATGATTTGGTGAGTAATGGATTGGTAAACGTCGGTTTGGAGGTATGAGCATGCACTTTCAAACCAAGCGTGATCTTTCAATCTTACATCAGCATACTAAAAATATGTATGTAATGGCGCAGATTCTTAATTATGATATGCAAATTGTTGATTCATTTCAAGGTTCAATTACCGAATACTCTTATAGCGAAGACTGCGACTCTGATACAAGAAGAACAATCTCTCTTTCTGTTGTAATCAAAGACAAAACTTTTGACGTCGATGCGAACGCAAAAATTTGGCTTGATAAACTTATTCGTGTATATGTAGGATATGAAGATATGCGCACGTCAGAAATCGCATATTACCCCAAAGGAGTTTATACGATTTGTGATAATAGTTTCAGCTGGGATTCAAGTACTTCTTCCCTTCAGATTTCATGTGTTGACCAATCAGCTTGCTGCGATGGAACACGTAATGGCTATGTGCGTGGCCTGACAACAAAGATTGAAGAAGGAAGTAGTATTCGAGGAGCACTGATATCTCTTATCACCCAAGAGGCTGGATTTAAAAAGTATCGTATAGACACATACCACAGAAGCGTTCCTGATGGGTACAAGGAAACCATTGCAGAATTTGATGAAATCCCATATGATATGGAATTTGACGTAAACACCAGTATCTGGGAAAAAGTTGTTGAAATACGTGATTTGTATCCCGGTTGGGAAGCCTTTTTCGATGTAGATGGAACATTTGTGTTTCAAGGTATCCCCACGTGCGAATTTGACGAACCTGTAATTACTGCAGAGCAATTGGCCCCGCTTGTTCAAGGAGAGCCTTGTACCCTTACTTTCACTGAAGTTGCAAACGTCACCGACCTTTATGGACAAAATATTGAACCAGATCGTTATAGCGACAAATGCACGGTCTCTAGAGATACATACAAGATGACTATTGAAGACGAGAACTTTGATGGCAACAATCTTGTCCTCAACACCAAGTTTCAAGTGTCAGTCAGCGCGACCTCAGTGAAAGGGCAAAAAATGTCTTTTAACAATGGTCCATCCTATCCAATTGTATACGAAGGCAATATTCCAATAAGCGCTGGCGATATGCGGCCTGAAACGCAATATATTGTGAAGTATAAAAAAGGATACTTCTATTTTTATGGGGAGTGCCAAGTACACGCGATTTGCAAAGAAGTTGCTTTTACGCCAACCGCAGAACAAATTGCTGAAGATAAAGTCTATGAAAGTTGCAACAACATAAAATATCGTGTGATTCCTGATAGTCCGTTTGCAATAAAGGAAATGTGGAAAGACGAAATTCGACGACCACTGGCTGGCGGAGAATATGAAAATATATTTTCTAATGATTTAGCTTCTCAACGAGCTGACTATGAAACATGGAAAACAACACGCCTCATGAGCCGATTAGAACTTCCAATCATCGAAATCCCATGGCTTTCAACAAATCAGCTTATTGAATACACTTCAAAGCGCACAGGTGAAACAAAAAAATATATTGTAAAGCAAATAAGCACTTCAAATGGACTGTCAACGCTGAGCTGCATTGAGTTTTATCCGTTATATCCGTTTATCGTCCAATAGTGCAACAAGCCAAAGCGCCTTTTAAATGGCGCTTTTTATTTTACAGGGAGGTGGCCGCAATCAGCGCAACATATCCAAATTTAAATGGTACTTCCTTTCCAGAAAACATTGATTCGTTCCCTAAAAAAACTGAGCCTGGGATTGAAGATCTCACCAAAATTGAACAATATCACGCCAAGTATGCTGCGCATGACCTGGCAGGAGCTAATGCAATTCTCTCTACTTATCCTGAGCTTAAAACAATGCTCATCAATGCTGAGACACTAAATCAGTATCGTGATGCCATCATTGCGATTGAAACATACTACAAATATCAGTATGAAACATATCTCGCAAACACCACTAAGCAGATCATAATTAATCAAAATCAGCCATCAGGTCAGTTAAAAGACGATATATGGCTTGAGGTCATCTCGTAGGGAGGGATTTCAATGGCGAAAAAAATTGTTCGAGCACATCAGAAACTTGCCGATGGCTCATATGATACTTTACATTATGAAACAGAAAAAGCTGCAATCGTTGACTTTGAACATACTCATGACGACAGGTACTATACCGAAGCAGAGATGAACACAAAACTGAATGCAAAAGAACCCGCATTCACAAAAAACAATGCATTCAATAAAAACTTCGGCACAGCGGCGGGCACTGTATGCCAAGGCAACGACAGCCGCCTGTCCAATGCGCGGCGGGCAAGCAACATCACAATGAGCCTGTCCGGCACTACTTTAACAATAAATTACTCGTAAGGCGGTGCAAACATGCCTTTGATTTTTAATGGTAATTCAATACCCGGCAACGGGGCCGTCATAGAGAACGGTGTGTCGTTGTCGAGCCTTAAAGCCAATAATGTAGAAGTTTGGAAACGTCAAAAAACGGTCTATCCAGGAATACCAGTTGCTAAAACACAAAATCTTGGGTATGCCGCATATTTTACCGTTACAAATAGTGGATCAGATATTAAAGTTGACGCATTCGGAGGAACTGAACGCGGATATGGCCGTGTAATGCTCGGCGGATTCAATTCATGGGGATATTCAAAAATATACTTTTCGAACCTCAGTATATCACTGTCCAACTCTTTCTCTCATGCCAAAGTAGCGCTTAGTGATATTAACGGGAATGTAGTACAGCAGCTTATTTACCGCGAAACAGGAGAGGCTGGCGGCGTCTATGTAACTTACGCAGCCAGTGACATATTCACAATCAATGCGGAAAACGGAAACTATTATTTGATGCTCGAAGTGGCTTCCGGCGCTACGGGTGGTGGTTTACATGCGACCATTCAAATGAACGGATGCTATTTGATTTAAAATGGAGGACCACATATGCTTAAAATTACATTGAAGAATGGAAAAGAATATACAGCTCTTGATTCTACGGCAGTTTACCCCAGCGGCAATCCGAGCACACGGAGTCGGATGGAGATTCACTTGCCAGAAGACGCCATGCCCGTAGATACGTTCGCCGCAATATTTGCAGACGAAAATGCAACGTCTGAAATCCGCATGACACGTACGGTAGATGAGGACAACCCTGAAAAAGGCCAGAAAGCTGGAGACATCATTTATGACACGCTCTACAAGCAGTATTGTATCGTTACGAGTGTTGGGAAGAAACGGATCACGAATACCAATTTTTCCAGTGGACAAGTATCTGATGCCATGCATTTGGTGGTAGAGCTTGAGCAACGCACTTATATTGAGCAACAGCTTGCCGCACTTGGCCTGTAAGGGAGGGTCGCCTTATGGCACAAAAAGTATTGTTTCCTGGTACGCATATGCGTATTACTCAGGACGAATACGGTGTAACTTCGCATAAGGGAAGCTTGGCTCGTGACGATGGCGGAGAAAGCACAGCATTCGACAGCCCAGTGCTTGCACCGTTTGATGGATATTTTACCCGTGTGCGCACCGACAGCAGCCACGAAACGTATTTCGTCAGCGATGAACCGGTAGAGTGTGCGAACGGCTATGTGGGTATCATTACCTTTTTATTTATGCATGACAATCTTAACCGATTTGCTGCCGGAGCACATGTCAAACAGGGAACCATTATTGGATATGAAGGTGGGTTTGGCAACGGCCGAAAGGACCGGTTCGCACACCACACGCACCGTGAGTGGAGCCAAGGCAAAAATACAACTCAGTATAAAAATAGCCGAGGCACATATGTAATTGCAAATCAGATGCATGAATATGATGTGTGTTTCCTTCGCCCCGACACAATGGTTTATACCAGAAGTGGCTTTGTACGCGCCGACAACCTAACCATCGTCAAAGACAACGTAGGACACGCATTTAAGATTGATAAGGAGGCTGAAAACGATATGAAATTCCTAAAAGTTCTTTCCGACAAGTGCGAAGTGTTCTCTCGTGCTGATGTGAATGCCGTAGATACCACCTACAATGGTGGACGTCTAAAGGTAGGCGAACACTACCCCATTCAAGCAGATGTAGGTAGCGATGGCACCTATGCATGGGTGCGAATTCAGGCGGGAGCCGAAAAACGGTATGCTGTGGTGCTACCTGATCGCAGCGAAATTGTGGAACTATCTGCCGGGGATGCCATTACGGCATGTATGGCACAGGCAGACAGCGGAGGCACAGCAGAATTGGAAGCGGAATTGGCGCAGGCTACTGCCGAAAGAGATGCGGCTATCAGTCTTGCCAGCAAAGAGACCACACGTGCAGATGCAGCGAACAAAAAGATCTCTGATATTAAAACATATGTTGCGAGTGTATAACTCGGTTACTTAACTTTATATAACTCAACAAAGGAAGGTTGATTTTATGGATATTTCTATTTTTGGTATTGGTTCCGTGGCTGCGATTACAGTTCTGTGCTATTTGGTTGGCTCTGGTGCAAAAACCACGCCGCTTGATAATAAATATATTCCTGTCATCTGTGGTTGCACTGGCCTCGTGCTGGGCCTTGTAGCCATGTACGCTGGCATGCCTGAATTTCCTGCAACAGATCCTATCACGGCGGCAGCTGTCGGCGCGGTGTCTGGTCTTGCGGCGACTGGCATCAACCAGGCCGTGAAACAACTTGGCAAAAACTGAATCATATATTTCTGCCAAAACATATATTGTACTGTAAACAAAACAGGGCGAGAAAGACGTTTGAGTCTTCCTTGCCCTATTTTTTACGAATTTTAAGCAATATATCAAGAGATATCATAGAAAAAAGTTTTTAGAATTTGCGCATTGGCTTCAAAATCGACCCCGATCATTTTGCGTCCGTCCACCCCTACGCTGTTCCAGCATGTTTCGTAGGTAGGAATCGTCATTTGTTCCATCTTAGAGCCTTCACTCAGAAATGCAGGTACCTCAA